ATGGGTTTTTCATTACCGACCACAGCATGTGCCTTGGCTGTGTCGCTGGCGTTTGCACCGGGATGGGCTGCTGCCTGGGAAAAAGATAAAACTTACGATATCACCATACTGCACACCAATGACCACCATGGGCACTTCTGGCAAAACGATCACGGCGAGTATGGTCTGGCGGCACAAAAAACAGTGGTAGATAGCATCCGCAAACAAGTTGCCGCAGCAGGAGGGAGCCTGTTATTGCTCTCCGGCGGAGATATTAATACCGGTGTTCCAGAGTCTGATTTACAAGATGCAGAACCTGATTTCCGCGGCATGACATTGGTCGGTTATGATGCGATGGCTATCGGTAACCATGAATTTGATAACCCGCTGAGTGTGCTGCGTCAGCAGGAGAAGTGGGCTGCTTTCCCACTCTTGTCTGCCAATATCTACCAGAAAAGCACTCAACAGCGGCTATTTAAGCCCTACGCCCTGTTTGATAAACAAGGGGTAAAAATTGCGGTGATGGGTTTAACCACCGACGATACTGCTAAGATCGGTAATCCCGAGTATTTCACTGATATTGAGTTCCGGCAGCCAGCGGCAGAAGCGAAGCAAGTGGTCGAGCAACTGCGGAAAACGGAAAAGCCTGACATCATTATCGCCGCGACCCACATGGGGCATTATGATGACGGCAAGCATGGATCTAATGCGCCGGGTGATGTCGAGATGGCCCGCAGCTTACCGGCAGGCTATTTGGATATGATAGTGGGTGGTCACTCACAGGACCCCGTCTGTATGGCGAGCGAGAACCATAAGCAAGCTGATTATGTTCCCGGCACCCCTTGTGCGCCGGATCGGCAGAATGGAACCTGGATTGTTCAGGCCCATGAGTGGGGTAAATACGTTGGTCGGGCTGATTTCAAATTCCGTAACGGCGAACTGAAGCTGGTGAGCTATCAGCTAATCCCGATCAATTTAAAGAAAAAAGTTGAGAAGGCGGATGGCACCAGCGAGCGGGTCTTTTATACGCAAGAGATTGCCGAAGACCCATCAATGTTGAAACTGCTGACGCCATTTGAAGAGCAGGGTAAGGCGCAACTGGATGTCAAAGTGGGCAGCGTGAATGGCAAGCTTGAGGGCGACCGCAGTAAAGTGCGCTTCGAGCAGACCAATTTGGCGCGTGTTTTATTGGCTGCGCAAATGGAAAGAGCGGGCGCTGACTTTGCTGTAATGAGTGGCGGCGGTATCCGTGACTCAATTGACGCCGGTGATATCACCTATAAAGATGTGCTCAAGGTTCAGCCATTTGGCAATACGCTGGTTTACGCAGATATGAAAGGTAGTGAGGTTGAGAAATATCTGGCGGTGGTCGCTAATAAGAAAGTCGATTCAGGTGCTTATGCGCAATTCGCTAATGTGAGTCTGGTTGCCGATGGCAATGGTGTCAGCGATGTAAAAATAAAAGGTCAGCCGCTAGATCCGAATAAAACTTATCGCCTGGCGACCTTGAATTTCAATGCGTTAGGTGGTGATGGCTATCCGAAAATTGATACGCTGCCGGGTTACGTCAATACCGGTTTTATCGATGCAGAAGTGCTGAAACAGTATATTGAAAAGCACTCTCCGCTGGATGCTAATCAGTACCAGCCGAAAGGTGAGATTGTTTATAAGTAGCTGTAATTAATCGGGATGAAGTACATTTTAAGAGGTGTATTTCATCCCAACATAAAACTCAGAAAAATGCTTCTGCAAAACCCCTGCAAAACTCCACTGCAAAACTGGATGCAAATTAAACAGCAATTGTGATCCACTCTTTCCCGCGATCATCATTATATTTATCGGTCATTGCTTGATTTTTATGGCCGAGTAGTGATTTCGTATCGATGCCTTGTTCGCGATATAATCGTTCGGAAAGTGACCGCTGCTCATGAAATGTTGGTGGAGTACCATCTTTCCATTTGATCCCGCTGGCTTCACGCGCCGCAGTGAAATTCATTGTTATTGTTTGATCTCGTATATTTCCGCCGCGCTTAGCTGTGGCCACTGCATGGTGGTGGTGCAATAAGTAAGGGCTTACTATCCGATCTCGACACTGAGATATAACTTCTCTTAAGGTGATATTCAGTGAATTACAGCGAAGCGATAAAGGAATTGCCAGTCTCGCCCCTGTTTTACCCTGAACTACATGAAGATAGTCATCCCAAATATCAGAAAATTTCATGCCTGCAATATCACCAAGCCGCTGACCAGTAACGACCGCAAGAAGCATCGCCCTCTGTAAGTATGGCTGCATTGTGCCGGCTTCTTTATATATAGCCTGCCACTCTTCCAAGCTAAGCCGCTGCCGCTGCACTTTTGATTTAGGTTGCTTAGTGGCCAGTGCGGGATTATAGCCAGGAGGGACTTCACCAGCATGCTGCGCTTCTTTAAATACATCAATAATTACTCGACGAACCACCTGAGCCATAACGAACTGCCCCCGGTCTTTATATGGACCAAGAATATCCGCTATATCCCTCACTGTTATTTCTGGCAACAGCTTATTACCGATAATGGATCGCATAACCTTAACGGGCGTCTTTTTCTGATTTACTGTCGATAATTTCAATTCACCCAGGCGCTGGCGTTCTTCCTGAATTTTCCAGTAGCTATCAAGCCATGCTGACACAGATAAACCTTTACCTAGATCCCCGCTTATTTTATCTCTTGCTGTCATTAGTTGGCCCATTTGCTGTTGAGCAAATCGGGTGTTAGCTTCTACCGCTATAGCTTTCGCCTCAGCTTCACTGTCTCCTAATCCGTGGAATTTACCTGACACCGGATGCTTATAACGCCAGTAGACCTTTTTGGTTCTGGCGTCCGTATAGCATGATAGACCTGGTACATCGACATTGTACTTACGTGGTCTGCCCATCTTCCATTATCCTTTTTAATCGCGGATCATCGTTATTTTTAACTATCGGTTTAACTGATAGTCCGATGAACCTTGCATTTTTATCAACCCGCCAGCACTGGCCGGCTTTAAAAGGTGAGGGTGATATCATGCCGTTTTGGGCGTATTTTAATAGCGTAGGGTAACTGGGTACTGGCTCGTCAAATTCCTCAGTAGCCCATGCTTTTAAAGTTTGTGTTCTCGCCATGGTCATTCTCCACACTGTTTATTTAAAGGCCCGCCGCACACAGGCCGTGACAAATTTATTCAATATCGGTGCTGGTGGCTGGGATCAGCCGTTGATAAATAGCAGAGACGTATTTAGCCTGGTGAATGGCATCCGCTAAAGCATTGTGCCGTTCGCCATCAAATGGCATATCTCGCTTGGGATCGAAACCGATAGCCCGCCCCAGTTGCACCATTGTCCTCACGTCCAGATCGTTAAACCAGCTCCAGCATGGTTGTAACTGGCAGCGCTCATAGGCCGCACGAAGAATCACGTTATCGAATGCAGCACCATTGCCCCAGACATAGAGTCGGCGGGGATTCCCTGATACTGCTGCCGTAAAATCATTTAGCTGACGAAGGGCGGTATCGATAGGTGATGGATTGTCGGTAATCGCCGATCTCGCTTCACTGCTTTGAGCTAACCACCACAGAATGGTACTGGCATCCGGTACCGCTCCGAGTGCTACTTCACTTTCAAGATTTACCGCGGTATAGAACGAAGGGCCAACCTCACCTGTCGCCGGCTCAAAAAATACCGCACCGATAGCGACGATAGGCGCATCCGGTTTATTGCCCATAGTTTCCAGATCGACCATTAAGTTATTCATTTATTTTCCTTGTTTGCGCAGGTAAGGGAGTATTCCGTATTTCAAAACACAATATGCATGTCCATATACGTTCTTTTCTTCAATATTTGTAGACTGGTCGCACATCAATCCAACTTGCTCGATCAGATTATCTTCAATAGTTTTTACATCAGGAACTGCGAGTGCCGAGGGCATCAGTTCAATTTCTACGCCGCAGTAAGGGCAGAACCCATCAGCCTCAGCATGCTGCTGAAAGGTAATGAAGCGGCGGCATGAATAGCATGTGATATCGACCTTATTATTGACGTCACTGGCCTTCAATACTGCGAGTTGCTTGTCGGCATCTTCCAGTATCGACCTTTCAAGTTTAAGGCGGTGCCGGAATTCATCGCGTTCCGTCAGTAATGTATCAGCCCGCTGGCGTTCAGCTTCAAGTTGGGCTATCAGAAAATCAACATACCCTTGCGAGTAGAGCGGCAACCATCGCCCATTATGTATATCGATATACTTAGCGTTAAAGATATTCCCATATGTATTGCAATCCATATCAGCCAGCTCATCGGCGTCAGTCCACGCTACCGGATTGCTTAATTCGAGGTTATTCATTGCGCCTCCCGTTTTGCTCTGGACACTTCACCAACTTCATAACGAGCATGGATAGGATCTTCATCGTCGTAATCGGAATTAACGCTTTTCACCATGGCGTGAACGCAAATCTCACAGTTGTAGTAAGAGTGCAATTCACCATCAAACACCCACGTTGACGATCTGGCTATCTGTCCTGGTTCAATCTTGCTTCCGCAAACGTAGCAAACATGGGGCTTGCGGCATTTAACTATTTTGTCGCTAAGACAGCGCTCAGTACCGTCACCTATATCCCCTTCGAACAAATCAAAGTCGAGGGCATCCTCTAAGTTGATATCCATCATGCCTCCCGCTCGATGATTGGTAACAAGCCTGCTTCATTACGAACAGCCTCGATCGCCTCTTCTGGATAGCCCCAAATATTCCCTTTCCGTAGACTGCTGTTTTCCGGTCCCAAGTAGTAAGCATCAATGCGCTCACCTTTACAGATGTAGTTCCGCATCATTATGACCAACGACCGCAAAGTACCGCCGTGGTTAAACCCCTTCCAATGTCGGTTTTCGAAGTGGGTATAAATTCGCTTACCGGTATATTCATCGATCAGAAAAACCCTACCGGTGTTATTCAATTCGAGATGAGCGACTCTCTCCGTTCTTGTATCAAAGAAGAACCGGCGACCATGGGCGGCAATAATACGGATCAACTGATTGGCATGATCAAGGCGCTGTTGCTTCGTTGATTCGCTGCTTACCATGACTTCTGGCTCAACTTTTAGCCGAAGGGTGACCGGCCCTTCTCGGAAATCACCGTCAACTCTTCCATCCAGTTGTTTAATTTCCTGTGTTGTCAGGTTGTGCATTTTGGCAATACAGAAATCCCCCTTAAGAACACCGACCCCCGGTGCGCGAGCAGATGTTTGGCCGTAACTGTAGCCACGACCATTAAGCCACGCTTGGCATGCGTACCAGGCTTGAAAGTCGCCTTTTTGTTCGAACTTTAGATGAAAGCTCATAGGTCACCTTGATGTTTTCTAGTGGCCACACGCAGACGTTCAAAAATTGCTGCTGCAAAAAGTCTTTCTTCACCCAGATCACAGGCTGCAAAATATTCATGCGCTGCTGTTACTGCTGCCTGATGCTTAGTGATAAGCACTATTTTTAATGCTTCAAGATGGCTGCGCTCTCGGTGGGCTGCTAACGCTTCCAGATCGAATTCGATAGAGCGTAACCAGTAGCAAACTGGCCCGTCCTCAGTGTCATGAATTGAAGCCAAAAACCAACCATCTCCCGCTGGTGGTTTGGGTTGCCACAAACTGACATCACAGACAACAGAGTCGAATGCCGCCTGCAGCTCTTCTGCATTTTCTTCGTTTTCCATCCAGATCATCGCGCCAGTAACACGGTTACGCATTTTCCACGCATAAAACTCACCGTCGACACCAAACTCATTTCCGTTTGCAGGTACAAAATAATCAGGGTGAGTCCAGAAACCATAAGCATCACGCTCAACCGGTACCGCTGTAATTATCTTGATCATCACTGTTTCCTCGCCATTAATACCCCATCAACTGGCAGGCATTCATATTCAGGTGGTAGACCTTGCTGCTGGATGTCGGCTATACAGTTCTTATCATCCGGATAGACGTAGCCTTGCGGCTCGTACTGGCACGGCTGGAAGGTGTAGCAGACGAGTAAAAACAGGCCGTACATCATGATGCAATGGCCCCGGTCAGCTCATGGAAGCGAGTCAGGAAAGCTGTTCGCGCATCCCGTGGTGACATTGGCACTATTGCCATTTCTGCCGGTGGAATACCTGCCAGCATTGGCCACTCTTTACCATCATCGATGTCTAACTCTTGGCGCTCGGTGGTCAGCATCACCAGATCGCAGTAGTGGACGATCGCGGACATTTCGGCAGGCAACCCAAAGGTTTCACGAATGACGGTATCGACCTGCTGCTCAATAGCCTGGTAATCAGGCAGTAGGCGTTTAAGAGGTGAGGGGATATCTTTGCAATATGCCTCGGTTGCATCATGCAGTAAGGCTTCAAGGGCAAATTCTTCTGGCACAATTGTGCTTATTAACAAGCAATGTTGGGCCACGCTATAGAAATTAGGCAGGTGACCGGCAAAGCGGCATTCATGCGATAACGCCTGTGCGATATCTTTAATACAAATGCTGCTGGTCAGTGGTTTTAAATAATCAAAGTCCAGCCCTGAATAAGTCGTAATATAAGACATAAATATACTCCACACGGTTTTTAGGTAATACCCCGCCAAATACCCCATTGCTGGGATATTTGAAGTGATACTCTTTAATTGAGGTTTAATTAATTACGCTTTGAATTTACCAATAAAGGTTTCAACTTCGACGCCTTTAAATTTATTGGTAAGCAGTTCCAAGAATTCTACAGCTATCTTTTCCTCTTCTGCTTCCAGTTGAACAATGCGTAATACTAAAACAGGAACATTGCCGCCGGTAAGAATGCTATAGCGCAATTTAAATCGACGTTCGCCTAACCCCTCATAGGGAATACATTTAAATTCAAATGCCGCTGGCATGACATCTTTGCTTTTGGCTTCCACACTTTCCATTACAGATCGTTTGGCGCTGAAGTCCTGGTCTTCATGATCGGCAGAGCTGGTTTGTTCAATAGTGATACGACGAACTGCACCAACGGCCTTCTTTATATCCAGTACCACGCCGTCTGCATCAAAGGCTAGCAAGAACTCACGGTAATCTTCTAACCATTCAGCAAGTTCTTTCTGAGACTGCTTGCGACCATCAATATTAAGCAGTTCGCGGAATGGTGCGGTTTTCTTGAGTGATAAGCTGGCGGTGTTATCGGCATGCCCTGGATTTAGCAGAGTGCCAATGTTGAAGATAGTTTCTGCGCGCATTTCATCTGCATCAATAAAGCAGCGAACACCGTCACCCGCATAGCCAGATGAATATTTTACATACTCATCAATACTGCTGGTTTCCATTACACCACGAAAGCGGTAACGCTCCAGATTAAATTGCTCAAGACTTTTAACGGCAACACCAGCAGGTAATGCAATGGTATCGCAAGCTGTGGAAGATAATTGTTTTTCAATAATTGAAGTTAAAACCATATCGCGAATTTGGGTGATAGCCGATGAATCTAATTGTTGAGACATATAAAGTCCTTAATAAATATAATTTGGTGATAGTGAATAAATTAATTAACGGTTTTTAATTTCCCGTCAGTCTCACCTTTAATGGTGAATAACTGGCCCTGATCTTCCTGCATAATTGCCAGCTTGCCGCCTTTACCAACATACATAGGCGTTTCGGTTGTATCCTCCTCGGAGGATTTACCGCGCGGTGTTGGGGTGGTGAATTTCAATTTATGGGCAATCATTACGCGCTTTTCTTCCATTGAATTACTCATGCGAGATAAATCAAATTCAATGGTGACTTTGCCTTTACCACCGTTATTCAGAACGCCTAACGCGGCTGCATTTAAAGCGGCAGATATTTTGTTTTCGAAAATACCGGCATCCAACTCTCCAAGAAACTCCGGTACCACGGTTTTTCTTTCTTCACTCATCGGGGTGACCCTCAGTCATGCAGTTCGCACTGCGTTTGTTTACTCCACACACAGAGAAGCACTCCGATCCGGGGGCTTTATACTGTACGGGTTTAAAGGGATAACCCGCCCGGAGCACTTCTCTGTGTGAAAAGGGCGACTGGCCTAATCTGGTGTTGGCAGGCGCAGCCGCTAAAGACACAGCACAGCAATGGAACAAGGATGTGATTTCCGGCGCTTATTTCCGGCTGCTGCAATTGCACAGGCTAGCTCTTTGGCAAATCACAACGGTAAGAGCATTGCCGGTGTCTGAATCGAACAGACCATTTCCTTGCCCATCACCAGATAATAAAAATCTATCTGGCGTCTGGAATTGAACCGGACTCAATGCCTTGCTCGTCAATGCTCTTACCGTTGTGTGAGCCTGGTTACTTCTCCACCTCAGGCGGCGGTGGTATCTTGGGAGTTCTCACACAACCAAGAAAGGACGCTATATGAATACCTACGCAATTCTGTGGCATGAAATTTCTACTGATGTATGCAAGAAGCTAAACGTCTCCGATACATCTTTTTCCCATGAAGCCTATAGAGATCAAATTGAAGTTCGTAATGCCAGAGCAAACGCCTATTTGATCCTCATTCTTGAGTTAATACTGCAAGAACATCGCGATAAGTATTCAGTTCCATCTGTAAGCCTTTTTGGTGCTGCTGCCCTACATCATAAAATCTTTTTAAAAACAAAGTGGTTACCGCAAACCATCAGAGAACTCAGTTATGAGGACTGTCTGTTTGTTTTGCTGGAAGATCTTCATCCTGAAAACCTTTCAACTGAATCCCAAAATTATTTAAAAATTCTCGAAATTCAGAAATCTGCTTTTGTGCCAGACAAACTTCTGTTGGAAGAGTGGACTCCTGAGAAGTACGGACACCATACAAGCCGCCTTTATCAAGACAACCAATAACCTCCCGACTCCAACAGGCTGCTGATACTAAATCACTTTCCATAGCGGCCTTTTTGCGGACAAAAACTTTCACCGTATCGAGCCGATACTCCAGCCAAGCTAAGAGTTCCTCAGCATTTAAATCACCTGCGTAAATGTACGGTTCGCGCTCTACACTCATGCTTATTACTCCACACTGTTAACCCTACTAAGCGAATCATCCGGTGTTTCTATGCCACCGGCAGCTACTACGTGGGCGTCCTGCCTGTTCGCTGTTGATGGATTAAATCATGCTACTTAAAGTAGCTAAAATCAACTACAAAAAGTAGAAATGGTGGAAATTATCAATGAAAATATGCTTACTATCTGATTTTTAGGCATAAAAAAACCGACATAAGTCGGTGTTTATTAGAAAGGGAGTAATTCTAAGAGAAGTCGTTAAATTTGAGAGGCAAGTGCTTTATAAGTTTACCGAAAAAATAAAGCTCATTCATTTCATTGGCTTCAATGAAGAATGGTGGGTATTTATCGTTATCAGAAAGAACTGATAATCGTCTCCCTTTCACCTTTTGCAGTCGCTTGACGAATGTTGAGTCTTCGAAATTGAACACATAAACACCATCACCATTGAAGTGATCTATCTTTGTGTCAATAAACAGCAGGTCGCGTGGGTGAAGTGTTGGCATCATGCTATCGCCATCAACATTCATTAAATGTATACCATCCAATGACTTACGCCCAAATAGTTCATATATTTTATCTTTGGGTATTTCAATCGAGCTAATCACGGCTGGAAATTCGTTGTTGATATAGCCATGGCCAGCTGAGGCGAAAACCTCAAGTTGCCTTAATTTTACAACTTTCGAGTCAACTTCAACATCTCCCCCAGTAGCGGTTCCGTAATCTAGATACGCTGGAGAAACGTTTAAGTGATCCGCAATCTTCAGCATCTTCTCATCTCGCGGTTTTGCTGTACCCAAGGTATAGCGCCGCGCCATCTCATAAGAGACACCACTTAGCTTTGCCAGGTTACTGACGCTGATTTCATGCTTGCTCATCAGTGCGTTCAAACGAGCCGCAAAATCATCATATTTAATTTCATTTTCTACCATGAGTAGAAGATTACAACCGCTACTAATATTAGTCATTTCTATTTTTGGTTGTTGATTTTAGCTACTTTAAGTAGCATTATCCCTTTTGTAGAAACTATAGGAGGGCATAATGTCCAATAAATGCAAAAACACCACTGACCGGGCGATCAGAGCCGTTGGCTCATTGTCCCGCGTCTCTCGGGCTTTCGAGTTCAAATCTGTTCAGTCTGTCGCTAATTGGATTATCAATGACCAGGTGCCAGCGGATCGGGTAATTCAACTATGCGCAATGGGGAAGTGGGTAGTAACACCCCATGAACTACGCCCAGATATCTATCCAAATCCTCGTGATGGTATGCCGCAGACGGATGCAGCTTAACCAATTTATTTAATCGGCATCACCACCAAAGAGAGAGAAACATTGTGGATAACAAAGACTTTCCAACTCAGCCGGATATTAGCGACGCGATACACCAGCTGATCACTCAGACGCCGGGCAAGTATGACGCTATGGCTAAACAGTTATGTCCGCTGTCCGGTACTGAGAATGCATTACGTAACCGCGTTCGCCAGTTAGCAGGGCAGTTTGTGCCGCTGGGCATGGCGGTAGAGATGGAATCTATCTCTGGCCGTTCCGATATCACTGAAGCCATGTGCAAGCGGGCTGGTGGTGTGTTTGTGAAGCTGCCGGAAGTGAATGACATTGGCAACGACGAGCTACTGATCAAATTTAACGATCTGCTGGTGGCTTTGGGTGATTTTGGCCGTGCTCATAACGAATTTACATCAGATGGCATTTTAGATCGTGATGAAACTAAGCGGCTGAAAGCTAAGGGGTATAAAGCGCAGTCGATTATTGCAGAGATTGTGGCTGTCACGGTGATGTTATGGGGTGACGCCCCAGTGTGCGGCACTGAGGCGTCGGGTGCATTAACTAAACGTGTGGAGTAATTAACGCATGAACATTGTAGCGGCTAAACGTTCTATTCCGCAACTGCGTTGCGTTTGTGTCAGCCCGTTCCGGTATGAACGAATGATAAGGGGCCGGTGGAAACCGTGCAACCACAGCAGGGTGAGTGGGATTGTGGGTGTGGTCTGCCGTAAGTGGGGGCGGGTATGACGAATCCCGGTTCTGGCACCACTAACCCTATCCAACTGCTTGATCGGTATTACCACGATCGGCGCGGCGTGCAGGTTCATGTGGTTGGCTACGACAGCACCACGGGGCAGGTAATTTTTCGCCGTGATGATTATGCGCATGAGTGTTCAGTGCCCATTCGGCGTTTTAGGAAAGAGTTCAGGCAGGTGGATGTATGAGCGTAAAGCTATCAAGTTTTGTTTGGGACGGCTGCGCGGCTGCGGGTATGAAGATATCGAAGGTGGCCATTATGGCCCGTCTTGCTGATTTTTCTAATGATGAGGGGGTGTGCTGGCCGTCAGTGACGACAATCGCCCGGCAGATAGGGGCAGGTGAGAGCACCGTTCGTACAGCGCTGGCTGAATTGGAAACCGATGGCTGGTTAAGCAAGAAAGCCCGCCGTGCGGGTAACCGCAATGCCAGTAATGTTTATCAGTTAAATGTTGCAAAGCTTAAGGCCGCTGCTCATGCGTCAGAATCCGACACCTCAAAATCTGACGGGTCAAAATCTGATGGCTCAAAATTCGACGGGTCGGAATCTGGCAGAAATGGCACTTTTGACCCGCCAGAATCTGGGGGCGATCCGTCAGTAAAATCAACACCTGATCCATCAAGTAAAAAACCTACTTGTCAGCCGCCGATGGCGACCGACCCTGAAGTTGAAATTACTGATCAGGCCAAAGACGTTTTAAAACATCTGAACCAAACCATCGGCACTCGGTACCAGACCAGCAAATCATCGCTGGAGAACATCCGCGCCCGACTGAAAGAGCAGTTCACTGTTGCAGAGCTGAAACTCACGGTTGATTACCTCCACGCTAAGTGGGCTGCAGATCTGGATATGGCTGAATACCTGCGCCCGACAACACTTTTCCAGCCAACTAAATTCCCTGGCTACCTTGAAGGTGCCAGCCGCTGGCATGCACACGGACGCCCAGTCCGCAAGGATGGCAAATGGGTTAAGGCGAGCGGGGAATTACTGACTGGCGATACCACTCTGCGCGATAAAGCCTACATGCGTTTCATTGGTTCAGGCTTACCTGTTCGTAACCCAACCCCACTTGAAACCATGGTCAGCAACGAGGCCAGTAAACTTGGTTTGCGCGGTATGGGTAATGGTTTTGGCGTCAATAAGTGGAACGCCATCTGGAAAGAGTGCAGCCAGCGTGTGAGTGGGGAGGCAGTTCATGATTGATTTCTCCAATACCCAATATGTCCAATCATTGGTGGCGCTTAAGTCGGCTGAATCTCATTTACTCAAGCAAGTTGGCGATCAGTGGTGCACGCCTGATGCGTTGTTCTGGGGCATTAATCAGATGTTTGGCCCACTGGTTCTGGATCTGTTCAGCGACGGTGAAAACAGTAAATGCCCTGACTACTACACGGCTGAAGATAACGCGCTGGTTCAAAACTGGGCTGAGCGAGTGGAAGCGCTTAAAGGTGCGGCGTTCGGCAACCCGCCATATTCCCGCGCTAAACAGCATGAGGGTGAATATATCACCGGTATGACCCACATCATGCAGCACACAGCGGCAATGCGTGAGGCCGGGGGGCGTTATGTTTTCCTGATCAAAGTCGCCACGTCAGAGAGCTGGTGGCCTGAACAAGCGGATCATCTGGTTTTCATTCGTGGTCGCATTGGTTTCGATCTCCCACACTGGTTTATTCCGGCAGATGATAAACAGGTTCCGAGTGGTGCATTCTTCGCGGGTGCGATAGCGGTATTTGATAAGTCGTGGTGCGGGCCAGCAATGAGTTATGTCTCGCTGGATCAGCTTATGGCTATTGGAGGGGCATTCTTAGCGCAGATCCGCAGAGAGGCTGAGCGGCTGGCACCACAAAACCTGCCGCAAAATATTCCTGAAATTATTCCGGCACCGGATAGTGAGGTACCGGCATGATCTATGACACAAAGTTGCCATCAGGTATGTCACTGAGTAAATGTCCGTTCTGCGGTGGTCACGCTGAATTGTATGTTGATGGTGAGGGGATTTTTGCTGGTTGTAATACTGATGGCTGCCTAATTCACCCCATAACTCTCACATATGCGACAAAGCGCGATGCTGTCCGTGCGTGGAATTTTCGAGGGCTAGCCAATAACTCTGATCCCATTGTGGCAGTGTTTGGCAAATTAGTTGGGGTAGAGCGATGAAATTAACTCTCCCATTTCCACCCTCAGTAAATAGCTACTGGCGCGCCCCAAGTAAGGGGCCGTTAGCGGGTCGCCATCTTATCAGCGTCAAAGGGCGTCAGTTCCGGTCTGAGGCTTTGGCCTGCATTCTGGAACAGTTGCGGCGGATGCCGAAAGCCATTACCGATCCAGTTGCCGTCGCTATCGTTTTCTACCCTCCCAATCTGGTTCGGCGGGATCTGGATAATTTCCTGAAAGCGCCCTTGGATGCTCTGACTCATGCGGGTGTATGGGTTGATGATAGCCAGGTAAAAAAGCTAACGATTGAGTGGGGGCCAATCATCAAGGGAGGAAAGATAGAGATACTTATCAGTGAGGTGAATAAAAATGTTCCTCGCTGATATTGTATTGATGTACAGTGTTTGTGCAGTTATTCACCTCTCCAATTGTGCGGACATTGGATTGGAGAGACTTGATAAAGCTAATGTGTGGAGTGAATTATGAATCAGTTACTCGTAATTGAGGGTGTTTCCGTTCGTCTCGATAATTCTGGTCGTTACTGCCTTAATGACTTACATCGTGCCGCTGGTGCGTTAGATAAACATAAACCAGCGTTCTGGCTCAGGAACGAACAAGCTGTTCAGTTAGTGACCGAGTTGCAGATTAGCAACTCGCCTATGGAACAACCCGTTCATGTCGTGCGTGGTGGCATTGAGCAGGGTACTTATGTCTGTAAAGAATTGGTGTATGCCTATGCTATGTGGATTAGTGCATCATTCAGTTTGAAAGTGATCCGAACATTCGATCTAGTTGTCAGCCATTCAATTACCGCAGCAAACCCGTCAGCAGATAAAATGCAGGCAGGTGTCATTTTGTTAGAGTTTATGCGTAAAGAACTCAATCTTTCCAATTCCTCTGTTCTTGGTGCCTGCCAAAAGCTACAGCAAGCAATCGGCTTGCCTAATCTGGCACCAGAATATGCCATTGATGCCCCTACTGATGCTGTTGATGGCTCAAGCCGTCCAACTATGGCGCTGAGTACGGTACTTAAATCTCGGTCAATCCCCATTAGAGCGACAGTAGCATTTGGTCGTCTGGCCGAACTGGGTATTGTTGAACGCCGATCCCGTCCGAGTACATCACCAAAAGCCAAAGGGGGGATTAAATACTTTTGGTCAGTGACGTCAAAAGGGCTGCTTTATGGCAAGAACCTCACCAGTCCGGGCAATCCACGCGAGACGCAGCCACATTTCTTTGAATCAAAAGTGGCTGAACTCATTAAATTAATGATGACGGCTAAAGCAGCATGAGGGCGCTATTAACCCCGTTTATTCAGCGTGAGTTGGGCGTGGTGATATTGAAGCCAGGTGCAGATTTATTGCCGTATATGTCAGGCCGCTTGCTGGTGGCCACTGAACTGGAGGAGTTTAAATCACTCCCCGCTGGCATGTTGCCGGTGGCTAACCAGCAACTGGCTAATGATCCGCGTCTGCTGCCCTTCTTTGAGCATGAGAGAGTGATCCGCGCTGCGGGTGGGCCGCGCGTGCTGGAGGCATGGGTGGCACGGCTGAAAGAGTGCCAGTGGCATGATCCGGATGATACTCACGTCCGTAATCTCACGACATTACGCTATGGACAGAGTTGGGTCTGTTTGTGTTGGCATCATGATAATCGCCTGAGAGAGCAAACCCTCCCACGTCTAAATCAACTGGCGACCAGCAATATAATCACCTGGGTGGTTGAGACGGTGCGCGGCTATTTTCGTTTTCCTGAGGGCCACCAGCTGACGTTGCCGGAGTTGTGTTGGTGGGCGGTGGTGAATGAGGTTTACGACCTGTTGCCCGACTCTATTGCCCGATCTTCTCTGCGTTTGCCACCCGCAGTGATTGAAACTGGCGGCACAAAAGAGAGTGATATTACCTGGACGCCAGCGCCACAAGAGGTGGTCGCCAAGAAGGTGGCGAAAGCCAAACCACCAGCGGAAGTAGCGGTAAAACCTGTTTTAGCCCTGAAAATTGATGATGAGCCACCCGCCAGTTTTATGCGTATTCCGAAGCGGCAGCGCTGGGAGAGCAAGAAGTGGCTGAAATGGGTGAAATCTCAACCCTGCTGTGGTTGCGGTAATGGCGGCTGCGATCCTCACCACATCATCGGGCATGGGCAGGGCGGCATGGCAACCAAGGCCCATGACCTGCTCACCATTCCTCTGTGTCGTGATTGTCACAACGCACTGCATGCTGATATGCATCGGTGGGAAGCGGAGCAGGGGAGTCAGGTTGTGCTGTGGTTTCAGTTTATGGATCGGTCAATCGGTATAGGGGCTTTAGCATGAGAGACATTTCTTTAGTTTTGGCCCGCTGGGGCGTTTGGGCGCGTGATAGTTCCGGTGTTGATTACTCACCTATCGCAGCGGGATTTAAAGGGTTACTACCCGCCACTTCAAGCCGTCAAGAATCCTGCTGTGATGATGATGGCCTAATCATTGATTCGGCAGTAGGTCAGTTAAAGGCCCGGCGATTGACGCATGAATACTCACTGATATGCCTGCATTACATACTTGGCGTTTCAAAGCGGCAAATAGCGAAGCGATATAAAGTCTCTGAGGGCAGAGTTCGCCAGCAGATGCAGGTCGCAGAGGGGTTTGTCGATGGTTGCCTGGCAATGACGGGGGCTGTTCTTGAGATGGATCCTTACACCCAAATTCAACATATTCATGAAAATGATAAAAAAGGATTAGTGCGCTACGCATAAAGTGTTCTAGTGTGATAAGAGTTGGTTGTGCAGTAGCGCTTATCCAGTCAAATAAACCTCGCCTTTGTGCGGGGTTTTGTCGTTTCTAAGGTATGCGGTCAGCACATTGGTGGGTGTTGACGCCGGAACCGTAACCGGCTTCAAATCTGAGGCTAATTCCAGTGTTTTTTTGTTTCTACTGATAGGCATTATCTTGTTGCTTATGATTTAAATGCTGATACTGTATGTATAAACAGTGTTGCTTGCTGTTGAAATGATCAGTAACAAAAATACATAAATAAGATTAAATTAAACTCTTTCCCATTACATTGGATGTGAGTTTATGGTTAGTGAAATAGCAACTATTACCTTTTACAAAATTCATAAGTGTGGTTACTACTTGTATGGCTCTGAAGCAGTAGAGTTCGGCGATTGCCTTGAACTACTAACCGATCTTCATGGTTGGGCTGGAGGCAAGACACTTAAGCAGACAAAAACATACGAAGCTAACGATAGCGTCCTTCCCGCCTATCTGCTTGATGTTAAGAAAAGTGGTGATAATTTTGTCTTGCTATTATGGAATGAAGTACCCTCTACAGAGCAGGGAGTTCCCTCGGTAGAGGCTGATGCTCAGTTTGGTACTGGACCCGCAGTGATTTTAAATGCCATACAAGAGGGTAGCATCCCTGGATTTGCCACATATTTTTGGTTTATCCCATCAAAGGGCGTAGTTGCAAGTATTAAGCTAAACCATACGTTAACTGGGCAAAAAGCAATGCAATGCTATTTGTTCAATTTCTTAAAGCAGTCATCTAATCGAGTGATGGCTGAATGTGTTGTTTCTGAAGATGGGACACCGGAAATGGTAGTTAAGGGTTATAAAGCCAATCCTGATGATGAGCATCTCCCGAAGAAACGCCACTATCCACAGTTTGTAACTGGATTAGTCAAAAACCCCGGAAAACATGACATTATCAGGCAAAACGCGAATAATATATCTAAGGTTGAGAAGGTCGTAGAGTTGAATGTTGCGAACGCAGAGGATTTAAGCTTATGGCAGAAACTATTGATAAACCTGCACGTAAGCCAGCCTCAGAATGCTGCAGTATCAACAAAAATTAGGTATGAATTATCGCCAGAAATCGACTTAAATGATGTTGATGGCATGATTGCCGACTGGAATAAGAACAATGATACGAATTCATGTGACTATGGATTTGTATTTAAAGGAGATTCCAAACAATATTGGCTTAGCCGTTCATTAGCTAGAACAAAATTTCCACTAGACTTAGTTCGTCAAGATGCGGAATTTGTTACTTCTGATTCTTTGCTTGCAGAGCTTGCAGGTAAGAGGGGCATTATTTTCAAAGAGGCGGGAATTTAACATGAAATTTATAGGCGGAATTATTATAACATTAGTAATAATATTTTCTGCCTATCTTGGTAAAAATGTACCATTTGCAAATCAGTGGCCACTATATGAGGCTCTCAGAACTACAGCATCTATAATTTTTGCAGTTGTTGGGGCCTGGTTTGCAATTATCTATCCAGAACGGCTTAAAAAGTCATTTCTAGGAGGGGTATCTTCCTCGGATTCCAATGGTAGTGGTATAACTCGCTTGTTTACTCCAATTGTTCATTCAACAGCTATTTTAGCTACAGTTCTAGTGATTGGAGTCGCTGCCCCGCTGGTAAAACAATTCGGAATCGTATCTGAGCATAAAGAGTTTTTCCGAGGGTTGTCATATGCTGTTCTGGTGTTTTTAACGCTCTGGCAATTACTAACGGTTCTTTTTAGCTTGATTGGCCCAGATATGGTTAAGCGTCATAATTCTGAACAAGAACGTTCGAAGCAAGCTATTGAGGCAATCATGCCAAAAAATAGTAAAAAGAATTAATAAATCAGTTTAACTATCAATTCATTATGAAGGCTGCTTTTAGCAGCCTTTTCCGTTTTAGCCCATCAGTCACCCAATCAACTCCACACACACTATTAACAGATGAGTGGCTGCACTGGTGGGTTAAATTCCTTAACTACGCGCCCAACCCGCTGACCGGGAGGGGGAGATCATGAAAATGAGCAATATCGCTTCTAATGCTTCCTACCTGGCGTCGGGTGGTAGTTTTATTTTTTGGGCTAAAGAGCTGATTGCTGGCTTCACCCCTGATGAGTGGACGGTGATCGGTGTGCTTGGTTCGTTATTCTTTATGGCTCTGACATTTATGCTTAATGCTGGCGTCAAGATTTGGGATCGCCGCCACGGCTATAAACCGGATGGTGAGTGATGGCCTCGACAAAAAGCAAACTCAGCGCTGCGGTTCTTGGCTTGGTTTTAGCAGGTGCGCCAGCATCAATTATTCTCAGTCAATTTCTGGATGAGAAAGAGGGTAACCGGCTTTCAGCTTATCCCGATGGTAAGGGGCTTTGGACTATCTGCCGTGGCGCCACAATGGTTGATGGCAAACCGGTAGTGAAAGGGATGAAGCTGTCAGCGGAGAAGTGTGCAGCGGTGAATCAGCTGGAGGCTGACAAGGCTATAAGCTGGGTTAAGAAAAATGTCCGGGTACCGCTGACGGAACCACAGATTGCCGGCATCGCGTCATTTTGCCCCTATAACATCGGCCCGAGTAAATGTTTCACCGCCACGTTCTATAAAAAACTCAATGCAGGTGATCGCAAAGGTGCTTGCGCTGAGATCAAACGCTGGGTTCACGACGGCGGCAAGGATTGCAATATTCGCTCAAATAACTGTTACGGGCAGATAGAACGCCGCGCGCAAGAAAGCGAACTGACCTGTTGGGGGCTGGATGAATAAAGCCATGGGGATCGTCATTGCTGCGCTGGTGGTTATTGTGTCAGCGCTGTTTTTTAACAGTTACCGCCTCGCAAATCAGGTCGAAAAAACGGAAGCGGAGCTGGTGGTCGAGCAAGCCACAAATACAGCCCTCGGTAACATCATCGATGCCTATCAGGTGAATGATGCCGCCAACCGCGCCGCCACAGCCCGCCAGTTAGATAACGAGAGGAAGCTACGCAATGAAAGTGATGAACGACTCAGGCGGTTCAAGGCTGCGGGTGTCGGGGATTCATGTATTGATAGCAGGATGCCTGATAGCAACATTAGCATCCTGCAAGAGTAGCCCACCAGCACCTAGAGCAGCCGAATTAATCCAGTTGTGGCCCCCTGAATCGGCCCTAACGGAATGCGAAGTGCCGGAGTTCGGCGGTACCACTTGGGGCGATAGCGGACTGTATGCGCTGGCTCTCAAGCGTGAGCTGCGGATCTGCAAGGGGCGGCTGGATGCGGTTATTGGGTGGAGGCAGAATGCCGGGAGGAAGTTATGAATGAACTGGTTAGCGCGTTACTGGGGTTATTAGCTCTTATTGTCATGCTTCCCGTCATTGCTGCTGTTCTGATCTGTTCTGGTAGAAGTGGTTCAAACCACAATCCTCCGCCGCCAGCAAACTATAAGCGGCCTAAAGCACCACCACCACCGCCACTTCGGTAGGTTTTTTTGTATCATCCAAAGGAAATCAAATGTTTAAGTATGAATTGAACCAACTGGTAAATATCGCCATTAGCGATGAGTTTGGCGAGGTGAAAGGCCGCGCAGAATATGCAACACATGAGAACTCTTATTTTGTGCATTACAAGGCTGGAGATGGTCGGGCCGTGAGCGCATGGTTCGATGAGAGTGATTTGACTGCTGTTGAAGATGAACATCACCCTGGCTGTGCGGTATACGCTGGACGTGAATTGCCAGATGGCGCAACAGTCTAAGAGTAAAAGCATTACAGATGGCATTCATTGAGTGCCATCTGTAATGTCTGTAGTAATATGGTTTCGTTATTACTTCATTGACCAGAGGTTGTTATATGCAAGACATAATGCTTTTTGGTGAGGGGTGGAATGGAGAAGTGCGCAGTATTGAACAGGGATTGCGTAAATTTAATATAATTCCATACCGAGAAGATCCACACTTACGTGAAGCCATCTTTGAGGTTATCGACTACTATTCCGATAATGGTGATATGTATCTTGTTGGTTATATTGGCAATGAACCATTAATGGAAGATATTGAAGAAGCAATTATGAGGCAGAAGCCAAAACCAATATAAGCCAGCATGTACGGCTAATCACTTAGCGAACAATAAGCCACTGACTTTATAAGCCGGTGGCTTTTCTATTTGGACGAACGATGAAAGAGCCAAGGGTATACGGTAGCCGATGGGCTAAGGCTCGGGCGGCTTTCCTACGTGATAACCCCCTGTGTGTGATGTGCCAACAGCAGGGACGGATAGAAGCCGCAACAGTCGTTGACCACATCGAACCGCATCGACTCAAAGAAGCTTTGATATCAGGTAACACAGTGCAAATAGCCAAGGCTCAGAAACTATTCTGGGATAGAAATAACTGGCAATCACTGTGTACCCCACATCACAGCTCAACAAAGCAACGGCAAGAGAAGAGCGGGCATGTTACGGGTTGTACCGATGATGGCATGCCGATAGACCCCAACTCACACTGGAACAAACGATAATGAACCTCATTACCTCAAATGAGAATAGCTCTCAAGTGGGGGGGTGAAAGTTCAGGGCTTTGATCCCCAAAGACCTATCATCGTCATTTCTGTGCACAACCGCGAATTGAAAACTTTTTTTTGGGAGGTTTTCCATGGCTGGACGCCGACCAAAACCGACCCACTTGAAAGTGGTCACCGGTAATCCGGGCAAGCGCCCACTGAATAAGAATGAACCTCAACCAGCCCGAGAAATTCCAAGCCCTCCCGCTCATTTAACTGACTGGGGTAAGGCGGCATGGGGGCGGCTGACTTTACTGTTGGATCAGATGGGCGTATTGACCGTTGCCGACACCATGGCACTGGAGCGCCTTTGTGATCTGTATGCGGAAATCCTTCGGTTGCGCCAGCAAGTTCTTGATGAGGGCAATACCTACACGACTAAAACCCAGATGGGGGATTTTCTGATCAAAGGGCATCCCGCCGTAGGGCAACTTGCCGATGCGGATCGCCGCTTCAAAGGCTACTTAATTGAATTCGGCCTGACCCCAGCCGCGAGATCAAAGGTGAATGTGAATGGCGGAGAAAAAGAAGAAGACCCGCTCGCCCAGTTCTTCGGTTGATCCAGTCACCCAATATGCAACCGATGTGACGTCAGGGACAATAGTGGCAGGCCCCGATATTCGCCATGCCTGTGAAAGACATTTGCGGGATCTGGAACTTGGCCCCGCGCGCGGATTAGTTTGGGATGTCGAAGCGGTTTCCCGTGTTATCGCCTTTTTTGCCAACGTATTAAAACTCAATGGCGGCGACCACGAAGGTAAACCCTTTATTTTGCTGTCATGGCAATGCTTTGTTATCGGCTCCATTTTTGGCTGGAAATCCAGTGATGGCACCCGCCGCTTTCGCATGGTGTATGTGGAGTCGGGCAAAGGTTCCGGCAAATCCCCGCTAGCCGGTGGTGTCGGTCTCTACTGCATGATGGCCGACAAAGAACCACGGGCCGAAGTTTACGCGGCGGCGACCAAAAAAGACCAGGCCATGATCCTGTTTCGCGATGCCGTCTCAATGGTCGATCAGTCTCCGGCACTCTCTCAGCGGGTGGTTAAATCCGGTACTGGCTTAAATGTGTGGAATCTGGCATTCCTGCAAACCGGCTCATTCTTCAAACCCATCAGCTCTGATGATGGACAATCAGGGCCACGCCCCCACTGCGCACTGATTGACGAAGTGCACGAACATAAAACCAATCAGGTGGTTGAGATGATGCGCGCCGGCACCAAAGGGCGGCGTCAGGCGCTGATATTCCTGATCACCAACAGCGGCCACGATAAAACCAGCGTTTGTTATGACTACCACGAATACGGCAAAAAGGTCGCCAGCGGCGATCTGGAAGATGACAGTTTCTTTAGTTTCATCTGTTCACTGGACGAAGGTGACGACCCATTTAAAGACGAATCTTGTTGGGGCAAAGCTAACCCCTCGCTAGGTCAAACCTTTGAACTCAAATACCTGCGCGAACAGGTCACCGCTGCCCGGGGGATGCCCGCCAAAGAGAGCATCGTGCGTCGCCTCAACTTTTGCGAATGGGTGGAATCAGCCACGCCGTGGATCGGTAGTGATACCTGGATGGACTGTGAAGATGAATTCGATATTGAGGAACTGGCGGGCGAGGAGTGCTACGGCGGCCTCGATTTGTCAGGCTCCCGCGACTTAACTTCGCTGGCGCTCTATTTCCCCAAGCATAACCGCTTATTTGTCGAGTTTTGGACACCTAAAGATAGTTTACTCGATCGGGCCAAAACCGACCGTGTCCCTTACGACAAATGGCTAAAGGCGGGTTTTATCCACGCGCCACCGGGCAAGGCGGTCAACTATGGCTTTGTCGCCCACCGAATCGGTGAGCTAACCGCCCTGTTTGATATCCAATGCATCGCTTTTGACCAATACCGCATCAAATACCTTGAGCCTGAACTGGAAAGCAACTCGGTCAGTGTCGTTTTGGTACCCCATGGGCAGGGCTATTACAAAGCACAGGAATCCGGCTTATGGATGCCGCGCTCCATTGAACTGTTTGAGGAAAAACTCAATAACAAAGAGTTGATTATCAAACGTAACCCTTGCCTGCGTTGGAATGCAGCCTCAGCGGTACTCGAGGCAGACCAGAAAGATAACCGTATCTTTGCCAAGAAGAAAAGTACCGGCCGCATTGATGGGGTGGTGGCTTCCGCGATGGCAATTGGTGCGGCTGAAGATGCTGATCTTGAGGAAGAGGGCGATATCGATGGCTTCTTTGATAATCCCATAATAGTAGGTATCTAATGGCACAAAATAAACATCCGGGGCGCGTTAAAAGCGCGCTCCTTAACTGGCTTGGTGTGCCAATTAGCCTTACCACTGGCACCTTCTTTCAAGAATGGTTTGGCACCAGCAGCAGTGGGAAAGTGGTCACCGCTGATAAAGTCATTCAACTGGCGGCTGCATGGGCATGTGTCCGGCTTATCAGTGAATCAGTGTCAACACTTCCCCTGAAACTATACAAGCGGATGCCGGACGGCTCCCGAGGCACCGCAACCGATCATCCACTGTATCCGGTGCTATGCCGCAGCCCCAATTCAGAAATGACACCTTCTCGTTTTATGCTGATGCTGGTGGCCAGTATCTGTTTACGGGGCAATGCGTTTATAGAAAAGAGAATGATCGGCAATCGCGTTATCTCTCTTATTCCGCTGTTGCCGCAGAATATGGTGGTTAAACGCCTGGACAGCGGGCAGCTTGAATACACCTATACCGAGAACGGTAAGAAACGGGTGATACCGGTCAAAACCATGATGCACATCCGGGGATTTGGTCTGGATGGTATGTGTGGGTTAATGCCGATGAATACCGGACGAGACGTATTTGGTTCAGCCATGGCGATCGAGGAGTCGGCGGCGAAAGTTTTTGAAAACGGCATGCAGAACTCGGGTTTTCTTTCCAGTAAAGCCGCGCTGAAAGACAACCAGAGAGAAGCGTTACGCAGGAGTATCTCAGCGTTCACTGGCTCCAAAAATGCCGGCAAAGTCATGGTGCTGGAAGCGGATTTAACCTACCAAAGCGTGACCATGAATCCAGAAGACGCTCAGATGCTGGAGAGTCGGGCTTTCAGCATCGAGGAAATCTGCCGCTGGTTTAGGGTGCCGCCGTTTATGGTGGGCCATATGACCAAGCAAAGCAGTTGGGCTTCCAGCGTTGAGGGAATGAACCTCCTTTTCTTGAGCAACACCTTGCGCCCTTTGTTGGTCAATATTGAGCAGGAAATTGTCCGTTGCCTGTTGGCTGGTGATGAGGATTACTTTGCTGAATTCTCTGTTGAAGGTTTGTTGCGCGCCGACAGTGCGGGCCGTTCTGCCTACTACACCACTGCGCTGCAAAATGGCTGGATGAACCGCAACGATGTTCGCCGTCTTGAAAATCTGCCACCGATACCAGGCGGCGATATCTATACCGTGCAACTCAACCTTGTTGCACTCGAAGACCTTAAATCACATAACGCTGCGGTTAAAGCGAAAGCCATCACTGAGCTTCACGGATACCTGTTCCCTGACATCCCACTTGAGCAGTCACCGCTAAAACAAGCCGCTTAGGAGTAGAACCTAATGACAATTAAAAGCCTTCCGGCCGCGCCGGTGGGCCGCCCGTGCGCGGGTGTTTCCTGTGAGGTTGCGCCAAGTGCGGTAGCGCGCTGGAACGGTGGCTTAAAAGCTGCTGCCACTGGCGAAAACAGCATCTCAATCTTTGACGTGATCGGGCAGGACTACTGGGGCGAAGGGGTTAGCACCAAACGCATTGCTGCCGCGTTGCGGTCGATGGGCGGCGAGGATGTGACGGTTAACATTAACTCGCCCGGTGGGGACATGTTCGAGGGATTGGCTATCTATAACCTGCTGCGCGAATACAGCGGCAAAGTCACGGTAAAAGTGTTGGGCATTGCCGCCTCAGCAGCTTCCATTATTGCCATGGCTGGTGATGAGATTCAGGTCGGGCGCGGGGCGTTTCTGATGATCCACAACTGTTGGATTGTGATGATGGGCAACCGCCACGATCTGGCGAAAGCCGCTATCGATATAGAGCCTTTTGATCGGGCCATGGGCGATATCTATTCAGCCAGAACTGGCCTGCCAGCGGCAGACATTGCCGCCATGATGGACAATGAAACCTACATTGCAGGCAGTGATGCCGTCGAAAAAGGCTTTGCCGATAGCCTGCTATCAGCTGATGAAATTGCCAATGACGACCAAAGCCCGTCAGCAGCCATTCGCAAACTCGATGCGCTGCTGGCAAAAGCCAATACCCCGCGCTCCGAGCGCCGAAAACTACTTAAAGCCTTAACCGACAGTATGCCGGGCGCTGCTGTCACCCCCTCCGGTACGCCGAGCGCTACCACCGAAATCAATACTGAAACTTTAGCTAGCTTCGAGTCCGCATTAAACGGACTGAAAGCGGCGTGCCAATAATCTGGAGAATATATGTCTGATGTAAACGATGTACTGAAAAAGGTATCCGCAGCGCTGGAAGAGGCCACCGGCAAGTTTAACGCCAAGGCGGAAGAAGCGCTGACAGAGGCCAAGAACGCAGGTCAACTCTCAGCTTCGACGAAAGACGCGGTAGACAAAATGGCGGTAGAGTTTAACGCGCTGACCGCCGCAGAGAAAACCCTCAAAGTTGCCTTGGGCGAACTGGAGCAGCATGTTGCCCAGATGCCATTGAGTAATGCGATGCAGGTTGTTGAATCTGTTGGGCAACAAGTTGTATCAGCTGAGGCGTTAAAAGGTTTCGTCGCAAGCCTTGCAGGTAATCAGCGGATCAACATCCCCGTCAAGGCCGCGTTACTCTCTGTTGATGTACCGGGCCAAATTGTGGCACCCCACCGCCTGCCGGGTATTGATGTTGCGCCTAAGCAGCGCTTGTTTATCCGCGATCTGATTGCGCCGGGCCAAACCACCTCAAGCACGATTTATTGGGTTCAACAGACCGGATTCACCAATAATGCGCGAGTCGTCGCTGAAGGTACGCAAAAGCCCTACAGTAATATTGAGTTCGGTGAAAAAATCACCCCCGTTCGCACCATCGCTCACTTGTTCAAAGCATCAAAACAGATCCTTGATGACTTCGCACAACTGCAATCAACGGTCGATACTGAAATGCGTTTTGGCCTGAAGTACGCCGAAGAGCAAGAAATTCTGTTCGGTGACGGCACGGGCGTTCACCTTGACGGCATCATGCCGCAGGCGTCCGTGTTTGACCCCGCCTTTGTGGTGGCTGAACAGAACGGCATTGATGATCTGCGCCTGGCTATGTTGCAGTCTCAGCTGGCTCGCTTCTCTGCATCTGGTCACGTGCTGCACTTCATTGACTGGGCCAAGATTGAACTGACCAAAGATACCCTGGGCCGCTACATTCTGGCTAACCCGTCAGCGCTGACCACGCCTACCTTATGGGGCTTGCCAGTAGTGGCAACAGAGGCGGCAGCATTCTTAGGTAAGTTCCTGACCGGCGCATTTAACGCGGGCGCTCAGATTTTTGATCGCGAAGACGCCAATGTGGTGATCAGTACCGAGAACGCCGACGACTTCGAGAAAAACATGATCTCTATCCGTTGCGAAGAGCGTCTTGCACTGGCGGTGTATCGTCCTGAAGCCTTTGTTACAGGCGGTTTTTCTGTTCCAACCCCACCCATTGGCGGCTAGTCAATAACCCCTCACTGAGCGGCCTACGGGCCGCTTTATCAGAGATAACATCATGAAACTGATCGCACTAAAGCAGATTTACTTCGGCTATAGCGTACTGAATCAAGGTCAAGAGTTTGAGACAACCGAACCCCATGGCCGCGAATTACTGAAAAAAGGTTACGCAAAAACCCCGGAAGCATTACAACCTGCGGAGCAAACGGAGCAAACGGAGCAAACGGAGCAAACGCCAGAAACTAATGCTGGTGGTAAGAAAACTAAAGCTAAATAAGGCGAACCCATGTTGGAACTGGATCAGGTGAAGCATCACTGCAACATCGAACCGGAGTTCACGGAGGATGATGCCTGGTTAGAAGCCAGAATTAAGGCCGGTGAGCGCTTCGTAGAAAACTATACCCGCCGCAAGTTGTATGCAGAAGCCAGTGATGAGGGTTATTCAGAAGAGGATGGGCTGCTTTATGGAGAAGATATTGATACCGCCATTTTGCTACTGATCGGTCACTGGTACACCAACCGCGAAGCCACAGTAATTGGTGTCACGTCAAAACAACTTGAGTTTACAGTCGATTCGCTACTGCAACCTTACAGGATTTACGGCGTATGAAAGCAGGCAAACTTCGATACCGCGTGACCATTCAACAACGTGCTTCCGGTGTTCTCCCATCCGGGCAGCCCGTTACTGATTGGGAGAAATCAATATCTGTCAGAGCTGATATAACTGACATCTCTGGCAGAGAGCTAATTTCTTCGGGGGCTGAGCTGGCGGAAACCACGGTCAGGATCTGGATGCGCCGTTATCCCGCGTTTCCTGTTACATCGGCTAATCGAATTGTGCATGAACCCCCGACTGGTTCCGGCGAGATTTATGACATTGTTTCAGTGATTAACGCCGAAAATAACACACGGCTTGAACTGCTGTGTAAGCGGGGAGTGAAATCATGATTGACGCCCACCTCGACTTTTCCGGCATGTTGGATCTGGATAGAGAACTGGAATTGCTCAGTAAGGCCGAAAGCCGTACCGTACTGCGGCAGGCTGTTCGTGCGGGAGCGGCTGTTATTCAAACTGAGGCCCAAAGCCGCGCACCAGAGCGCACCGGAAAACTAAAACGCAATATCATTATTGCCAACGGTAAAGGGAGTGCGACTGAAGCAACCGCTGGCATTCGGGTCCGGGGGGCGAATCCTTCAGGCACCAATAGCGACAACAGCAAAAAAGCGACCAGCAGGAGCAACTCATTTTACTGGCGCTTTCTTGAACTCGGCACATCAAAGCTTCCCGCCGTTCCGTTCATTCGTCCGGCGTTTGATGCTAAGGCTGACGCCGCCGCACAGGCTGCCATTGACCGGGCGATTCAGGCCATTGACGAGGTATTAGCAAAATGACCGAGGCTGATATTTACCCCTTGATCAAACATTTGACTGGCGGGCAGGTATATCCCTACGTTGCCCCGCAAAAACCGGATGGCGGCGGCCCGGCAATCTCCCCGCCATGGGTGGTGTTCTCTCTCCCCTCAAATGTGACTGACGATGTGATCGATGGTCAGGCTGCCACTGCATCGATGCTTCAAATTGATGTCTATGCCAGAACCATTGACGAGGCCCGCGCCATTCGCCGTGAAGTGAGGGCGCTTATTAAACCGCTATCGCCCGTTCAGATGAATGAGATCACTGACTTCGAACCGGATACCTCCCTTTTCCGCGCCCTGCTTGAAGTTCAGGTGTGGGAATAACCCTCAAAGAAAGTTACCAGCCGCCTACGGGCGGTTTTTTATGTCTGGAGAAAAATATGACCAGTATTTATGAAAAAACGCAGGGCACGAAAATTTATGTTTCTGCTGGTGTCACTACTCAGCCTTTGCCGACAGGATCTGTGGTGTGGTTGTCAGCGGCTTGCGCCACCAAAGAGATCAGCTTTACCGGTGGACAAAAGGCGGATATCGACGTTACTACACTGTGTTCTGAAGAGCAGGAAATGACGAACGGTTTACCTGCTCCGTCAGAAATGACCATTTCGCGCAACTGGAGTCCGGACGAGGAGGCACAATACTCACTCTTTGAAGCCTACGAAACCGATACCATGCGCTCTATTAAGGTCGTCTTCCCTAGCGGTAATGGCTATGCCTATCTTGCTGAAGTGCGCCAGAACAGTTGGAGTGCTGGCACCTCGGGTGTGGTATCGGCATCATTCACACTGCGCATCAAAGGTAAACCGGTTCGCATTGCCGCCACTGATGTTCCTGTTACTAGTGTCACGCTAAACAAATCGACTGCGGCTATCGAGGTTGGTGATACTGGTGTGTTAATTCCGACATTTTTACCCGCTAATGCCACCAACAAAAGCGGCACTTTCAGTTCGTCAGCGCCTGCCACGGTGAGTGTTGACCCAGTAACCGGACAATATGAAGGGCTGGATGCGGATGCTGCGATCGTCACTTTCACTACGGCAGATGGCGGTTTTACCGCAACATGTAATTTTACTGTCAGTGAGGCGGCATAATCATGGCTAAGAAGGATTTGCGATCGCTGGCTATTGCGCCACGCGCAGGATTTCGACATAAAACCGTGGTCGTCCCTGAATGGGATGGCACTACAGTAATGCTACGCGAAGCCTCTTCGGGTGCCTGGCTACGCTGGCGAGAGGTTGCGGTAAAAGGCGAGGCGCACCCAGATGAAACGGTAAAAACCTCGATTGAAGACCAGATCACCAACAATATTCTCTCAGATGTCACGTTGTTTGTGGATGTGCTGCTTGATGAGGGTGGTCAACAGGCATTTTCTAATGAAGATATCCCTCTGGTGGCTGAAAGTTATGGTCCGGTGCATGCCCGTTTACTCAAAGAAGCGCTGGCCCTCAGCAAGCAGGATATTGAAGACGCCGAAAAAAAGTAAACACGCCGGACATCTCCTTTCTCATGACGCTGGCATTGCGGCTGGGGCGCACCCTGCATGAACTAGAAACCACAATGACAGCCAGCGAGCTGGCTATGTGGATTGAGTTTGATGCTGGCAGTCCTATTGGGGATCGGCGTGGGGATATTCATGCCGCGCAAATAGCCAGTGCAGTATATCGGTCGCAGGGCGGCAACGTCACCCTTGAGGACCTATTGCTGCAATGGAAAGAGCCGGAAGAGACAGAGGAAGATAACGCAGCCATAGAATCTTTCTTTGAATCCCTCATAACCTAACCCGCTTCGGCGGGTTTTTTACTTTACTGGTGTTGATATGGCATTGCGCGAACTGATTGTTAAAATCACAGCTAACTCGTCCTCTTATCAAACGGAGATGGCCCGCGCCTCACGTATGGGGGCTGAATACTATAAAACCATGGAGGGCGGTTCCCGCAAGGCAGAAGCGGCAACACGTCAGAGCAAACGCGCATTAGCCGAACTGAATAACGAGCTGGTCACGGTGAAAGAGTCGGCCAGTGGCATGGTGGGCATGTTTGCCGGGGCTTTTGCAGTAGGCAGCCTGATCAGCACGGCTGACCAATACGGACAGATTTCATCCCGCATTAAAATGGCGACTGGTTCACAGGAAGAATATAACAGCGTTCAGCAACGCCTGATGGAGATCAGCGACCGCACCTATAAAAGCATTGAGGAGCAATCCGAGCTATATATTCGCAGTGCTAACTCAATGAAAGAACTAGGCTTCTCCACGGCCAGCACCATTGATTTTATTGATTCAATTTCCAGCTCATTAACCACCAACGCGGCCAGTGCTGAAAAGGGCGAGAGCGCGATTAATGCCCTGTCTAAATCCATGGTTTCTGGCAAAGTTGCCGGGGATCAGTGGAATACCGTCATGGAAGTCATGCCGACGATTGTCGGTGATATTGCCCGCTATCTGGGCCTGACTGAAACGGAAGTTAAAAAACTAGCCGCCAGTGGCAAGTTATCGATGGATACCTTTGCCAGGGCCACTATTGCCGCCAAGGACCGTAACGCCGAACTGGCCGAAGCCATGCCGACAACGGTCGGCGATGCCATCACTAAACTGTCTAACCACTGGAAAGCCTATATTGGTGATGCCAATACCGCCATGGGGGTAACGGCGACAATCTCCGGCGTGATCTCCACGGCGGCCAATAATATTGATGTGCTGGTGGCTGCCGGCACCGGGCTGGTTGGCCTTGGGTTGGCGCGTTACTTTGGCGGACTGTCCAATAGCATTAGTAGCGCAACTGGTAATCTGATTACAGCGACCCGCTCACAACTTGCCCTGGCTGCCGCACAGGTTGAAGGTGTTCAGGCATCACTGCTTCAGATCCGGACTGAACGAGAATCAGCGATTGCAGTACAGCGATCTTTGGTTGCTCAGTTGCAGTTGGCGCAAACTGAAAAGGCCCGCGCGGTTATTCGTGCACAGCTGGCAACCAACTCCGCAGCAGTGGCTACAACATCCCGTGCTGAAGCCGCTGCAACCGATGCTCTTGCGGCGGCGCAGGGGCGCTTAAATATCGCCTCCGGGCTGGCAAGTAAAGCGCTTGGCTTGGTGGGTGGCCCTGTTGGTGCCGCAATGCTGGCGGCTGGCGCCATCTATTATTTCTACGAAAAGTCAGAACAGGCCAAACGGTCAGCGACAGAGCTGGCGGGTGGCGTGGGTGGGCTGATTGATAAAATGCGGGAGATGGGCAATGTTCAGTTAGCGGCTGAAATCGGCAAACTGAATAACTCATTACCGGCGCTCTCTTCTGTTGTTGTTGATGCTCAAAAGAGTTACGACAAAGCCACCGAGGCGGTTGAACGACATCGCCGGCAGATCTATTTATGGGGGGATGATTCAACAATTGGGAAGCAAGCCGCTGACGAGTTGAATGTTTCTCTCAACAACCAGGCAATAGCACTCAAAGAGCTGACTGATGCGCAGGACAATAAAAGCAGAGCGGTAAATGGTGCCAATGTTCTGAGTGCTCAGTTAAATGGGACGCTTCAGGAGGGCGTCGGCATCCTCAAGTTGGAACAAGTCGAGGTGGGTATTGCAGCCGGAATGATGGCTAACTTTACCAACGCCCTGAATATTGCCACCCAAGCCAAAGCCGCCTTTAACTCGACCAGCCTGATCTTACCGGTTAGTGAAGAGCTGAAAAACGCGCAAAAAGTGCAGGACGATAAGCTGGCGATACTAAAGCTATCGGGCAGAGCGCAGGCGACAGAGATCGCCAGGCAAGAGGCTGAACGACTCAAAATTACTGATCCCACTGAGGTATCAAAGTTCGTTAGTGGCGAACTCAGAAATTACGATCAAACCGAACAGAATAAGGCGAGTGAGCAAGCAAAAAGCAAAGCGGCCAGTGCCACTAAAACGGCTGAAAGCGCCACAAAAGCCTATGAACAGGCCATTGCCAATCTGAATAAAGAAATTCAGGTTGAGTCAGTTCGACTCAAACAAGGTGAAGCTGCCGCGTCATTATTTGCTGCATCCATTGAAACCGGGGCGAAATATACCGATGGCCAGCGCGTAGAGCTGGAACGGTTGAATAAAACCCTCGCAGAGTCAAAACAGCGTTGGGAAGATCACAATGCGGCTATTGCGTCAGATCCTTATCGCGCCGCCGCAGAATCTCAGCGTCAGGCGCAGGAGCAGCTACAACGGCAGGTTGCAGGGGGAGAGATACAAAGCACCGAGGAACTCTATCGGCGCAAAGAGAAAATACACTCTGACTATCTAACGGCGCTGGCAGAGGCTAATCAGCGTTCAGCCGTCAGTACCAATGATGAGCTGGCGGGTAACGTCGATCCGGTGCAGAACCTCAGCAACCAATTAGCCAAGCGTCAGGCGCTAATAGAAACCTATGCCGCAGCCGGTGCTATCACAGAGCAGCGGAAAAACCAGCTAATTCTTGCTTCAGAAACAGAAACCCGGCAACAGCAATACCAGGCATCGCTGCAATTATTTGCATCACAGGGTGATTTGCAGCGCATGGCTGTAGATCTGTTCCAAGACTCCCAAGACCGGCTTACCAATATGCTGACCGGGCTAGTGAATGGCACTCAGTCAACTAAAGAAGCGATGTCTAATTTATTTGCCTCACTGTCTCAGTCGATTATCAAAAACCTTATTGATATGGCAGCACAAGCCCTTATCACCAGTACGATTATGCAGACAATAACCGGTGTCTCTGGCGGGCTGCTAGGTGGGTTCATGGGCGGCGGAAGTGCGGCGGCAGGATCAGCCAGCAACGCATTCTCTGGTGGCACTTATAGCGGGCTGTCATTTAATGCCAAAGGCGGCGTTTATGACTCACCCAGCTTGAGCGCCTATAGCGGTCAGGTTGTCAGCTCACCCACATTTTTTGCCTTTGCAAAAGGGGCAGGAGTGATGGGAGAGGCAGGGCCAGAAGCCATTATGCCGCTAACCCGCTCCGCTGACGGTTCGCTGGGTGTCCGGGCGGTGAGTAGCAATATGCCGACCAGCTCAGGTGGAGGAAGTGGTTCAGCCGCGCCGCAGGTCTATATCACTATCGACGGCAACGGTAACACATCAACTCAAAGCAGCCAGGGCATGGAACAGTTTGGCGCGGAGATCGGTGCATTTGTTGATAGCCGCTATAAAGCGTTGATGGCTAAAGACTTGGGGCAAGGTGGCGCTTTAACTAAAAGAATTCAGGGGCGTAGATGATAAAGGAATTTGAATATTGCCCGCGCATAAACCCGGTTGGGGACATTACGACCCGCACACGTGAATTGCAGTTGGGTGATGGTTATACGCAGCGTTCAGGCGACGGACTCAATGAAGAAGCCCAAAGCTGGCCGCTTTCGTTCGTGGGTGAACTCGACTACATCATGCAGATCCGACAATTTCTACGAGAGCATAAAGGCTATAAGGCGTTTCAGTGGCGAAACCCCATGGGCGAGCTAGGTCTGTACTGTTGCCAGAAACAGCAAGTGAAAGCCTCGGGGAAAAATGCGGCCGGCCAGCCGATGTTTGAACTGTCCGCAACATTCATTATTGCTTACCATCCATAGGAACTCATCGTGTTAAATACAGACTTACAGATGCTGGAGCCGGGCAGCAAGGTCAAGCTGTTCGAAGTGGACTGCACCGAGTTTGACGGCCCACAGCTTTATTTCCATGACCATCCCATTCCCTACACTGAAGCCGATCTGGAAGCTGCAGGCGGCGACCCTGATTTATTGCCAGTGAAATCAATTTGGTGGCAAGGCCGCGAATATAAGCCATGGCCGACAGCGATAGAGGGAGTGGAAGTGACCAGTGACGGTAACGCGTCAACACCAACTCTGTCCGTGGGTAATCTGGATGGAACCATCACAGCATTATGCCTGGCGTATCAAAATCTGGCTCTGGCACAAGTGAAGATGCACACCACGTTTGCCCATTACCTCGATGCGCGGAACTTTCCCGAGGGAAACCCTGAAGCCAACCCGGACGAAGAGAAGATCGATGTCTGGTATATCGACAGCAAGACTTACGAGGATGATGAGCAAATCCAGTTTGCGTTATCCAGTCCGGCAGACTTGCAGGGCATTATGTTACCCACACGTCAGATCCATTCCCTTTGTACCTGGTGCATGCGCAATCAGTATCGCGGGGCATCATGCGGGTACACCGGTACCGCCTATTTTGATGAAGACGGCAACCCAACGGACGACCCGAGCAAAGATAAATGCTCTGGGCTGCTTTCGACGGGCTGTGAAACACGATTCGGAAAAGGCAAACCGATGCCGTTCGGTGGCTTTCCCGGATCTGCATTGATAAAGAGGTAGCCATGCGTAAACATATTATTACTGCGTTGCTGGCTCACGCCAAAGATGCTTATCCTGCGGAATGTTGCGGGCTGGTGGTGCAAATCGACCGCAAGCAGGTTTACATGCGCTGCACCAATACCGCGCCAGAGCCGGGCGAACAATTTCGTATTGACCCGGTTGAATATGTGGCAGCGGAGGATAAGGGGTCGATTATTGCTATTGCCCATAGTCACCCTGATGCCACAACTCAACCCTCCCAACTGGATATTGCACAGTGTGACGTGTCACAAATGCCCTGGCTAATTGCCAGTTGGCCAGAGGGGGATATTCGCCAGATTATGCCGAGTGAGGGAATAAAACCCCTCAAAGGCAGGCCATTTGTACATGGCATATGGGATTGTTACGCCATCGTGCGGGACTGGTACCGGCTTGAACGTGATATTACTCTGCCTAATTTTGAACGCTCAGATGGCTGGTGGGAGCGCGGCGAAAATTTGTATATAAAGCATTATGCTGATGCCGGTTTTTATGCCCACACCGGGCAGCCAGAAGTCGGTGACGTTATTTTGATGCAGTACAAAGCGAGTGAGCCGAATCATGCTGGAATTTATCTGGGTGATGGCAAGATGATCCACCATCGCTACGGTAGTTTAAGCGAAATTGTCCCTTACGGCGGCTACTGGCTTGAGCGAACCATTAAGGTGTTGCGGTACCAAACCCCGGAGTAAATGCTATCATTCGGTTTTCTGCATGGAGATAAACGGATGAAAAGGTTGTTCCTATTGGTAGCAATATCAGTATTACTGTCAGGTTGTGAGACGACCCCACAGCAATTAAGGAGTAGCAAGCCTGCTGCAACATTCGAATCAAGCAAGCATGCTGATATATTAGCTCCATGCTTTATTAGACATTTTGAAGAGAAAACTTACGCGGGCGCTCCAGTTGTTACGTCTGTGAAACCTTTAACAAATGGACTGACTATATCTATAGTAGATAATTACGAGTTTGTTGATGTCATAAATAGTGACTCAATTACTAAGGTTACTTTATATTCAGCAATATTTAATAAACCTACAGCATGGCGCTCACAGTCCAGAACTAATGAAGTCATTAGTGACATAAAAAGTTGTTTATAATTCAATCGATATATGAAAACCCGCTTCGGCGGGTTTTTTATTGGGGGTAATATGTCAGAAGTAAAAACAATTCGCTTATATGGTCAGTTAAAACAATTCACAGAAAATAAAGATGGGATTTTCCGGTTTGCTGCCAGTTCAACGCAAGAAGCTATTAAAGCCTGTTGTGTATTATTACCGGGGTTTGAGCGATTTCTTAATGACGCTAAAGACAAATGGCTTACATTCGCTGTTTTTAAAGGGAAACGTAATATATCTAAAGATGAACTGGAGTTTAATATTGGTGATGAAGAAATAAAGATAGCACCAATAATTATAGGTAGTAAAAAAGCGGGCTTATTTCAAACTATATTAGGTGCTGTTTTGATAGCCGCAGCTGTATTTGCTGGGCCGGGGGGGATTGGAGCCGCGTTTGCAGCGAAGGGAATGGTTGGCATGACTGCGATGATGGGGGCATCCTTGGCTCTAGGTGGAATGGTTCAGATGCTATCCCCACAACAGGGTGGACTGGCAATGCGAGAATCACCGGACAATAAACCCAGTTATGCATTCGGTGGCCCGGTCAACTCCATCGCTCAGGGCAACCCCGTACCGCTCGGATATGGCAAGCGCCGAATTGGTGGGGCGTTAATATCCGCTGGCATCCACGCTGAAGACCAGCAGTAACAATTTATTAATTAACGCCGAAAGGCAGGAGTGAGTTATGAATAAGCAATATGAGTTAGCGGTGCAATGCATGACCCCCAAAGAAGATCGCATTGATGTTACTGTTTCAGTGGTATACGTAAAATTAACAGGGGTTAGCGTCTGTAGCTTACAGGTCTCAGTAGAACGCGAGGCCGGGAAAGACATCGCGTTCTATGAGTCAGAGTCACTACAAAAAGCAGCGGAAACTATTAATGACATTGCTAATGATTTGAAAGAAGCGGCCTGATGGCCGCTATTATCACTTGAGAAAATCCTCTGGTTTCGGGCCAAATCGATTCCTTATAGATGGCGTGAGCATTTCATTAATTGCCGATTTTATTAGACTTCCTTCAGAGTGGTTTAAAAGGGCTAAAGACTCAGATAGCGACTGCTTAAGATGCTCTGAAATCAGGGGGTCACCACTAGCTTTATTCAGTATTGATATTAGATGCGTAAACACAAAGTTACTTGCTGCCGCCTGCTTACTTAGCTGGACTTCTAACTTATTAATTCTCTTAAGCAGTTCCATCTCATGTGACATTATTAATTCCTTATCCCAGAGTAAATCAGCCATTCCTCCGATAGATAACACTCAAGCCGCGCATGGCGAGAGTGGGCTGACCTTACACAATAGAAGATCAGCCGGTAATCGCCATTGAGTTGATCAATAAACACGCCAATGCCCACGAAATGTGGGCTTTTTTATGCCTGGAGAAACGATAATGTCTAAAGGCGGCTCGTCTAACACTCGAACACCGGTAGAATCTCCCGATTCATTGCAATCCACATCCTATGCAAAATTACTCTTCGCGCTTGGCGAGGGTGAGTGGGAGGGTGGGCTGGATGGCACGAATATTTTTCTTGATGGCACCCCCATCAAAAATACAGATGGCTCCATTAACTTCCCCGGCGTTCAGTATGAATTCCGCTCCGGCACTCCGGATCAGACTCATATTCCCGGCATTCCAGATATTGAAAATGAAACAGCGATTGGCCTTGAGCTAACCAGCCAAACACCCTTTGTACGGGCCGCTACCAATACTCAGTTATCAGCTGTTCGGTTTAGATTTTCATGGTCTGCGCTACAGCGCCAGCAAGATAACGGGGATGTGGTTGGTTATCGCATTGAATATGCTGTCGATGTGGCAACGGATGGCGGCGCTTATAAGCAGGTTTTAACCTCGGCGGTTGATGGTAAAACAACAACAAAATATGAGCGTAGTCACCGCATCGATTTACCTGATGCCACTACGGGCTGGCAGATCCGCATTCGTCGAATTACACCCAATTCAACCAGTAATATGATTGCTGATACGATGGTGATTGAAGCCATTACCGAGGTTATTGACGCAAAGCTGCGTTATCCAGAAACCGCTTTATTGTTCATTCAGTTTGACGCGAGCCAGTTCCAAAATATCCCTGTGGTTTCATCTGAGCCTAAGATGCGGATTGTCCGCATTCCCTCCAACTATGATCCCGCTACTCGTAGTTATTCGGGTATCTGGGATGGTTCGTTTAAGTGGGGCTGGACTGATAACCCGGCATGGATTTACTACGATATCTTGATTAGCGAGCGATTTGGCCTAGGCCAGCGGATTAAAGCTGCCAATCTCTACTACACAAAATTAGATTTATATCAGATTGCGCAATATTGCGATCAGCTCGTTCCAGATGGTCGGGGGGGGAGTGGTACCGAGCCGCGCTTCACTTGTAATATTTATATTCAGTCTCAGGCCGAGGCTTGGACGTTGCTCAATGATATGGGGGCTATATTCCGTGGCATGACCTACTGGGCTAACAATCAGATGAATGTTCTGGCTGATATGCCCCGTGATATGGATTACGCCATTACCCGTGCAAATGTGAAAGATGGGAAATTTACCTACAGCAGCGCCAGTGAAAAAACGCATTACAGTCATGCATTCGTATCATGGTCTGATCCCGCTAATGGATATCAGGACGCTATTGAACCGGTCTCTGAAATTGCGTTAGTTCGTCGGTTCGGTGTCAAGCAGGCGGATGTGACCGCTATCGGTTGCACCCGACAAACAGAAGCCATTCGCCGTGGAAAGTGGGTTTTACATACCAACGACGCCGATCGGGCAGTCACATTTACGGTTGGGTTAGAGGGCAAGATCCCTTTACCTGGCTATATTGTCGGAATTGCCGATGAAATGGTGGCCGGTCGCCCTCTGGGGGGCCGGATAAGCAAGGTTAACGGTCGCATTATTACACTTGATAGAGTTTCATCCGCTGCGGTGGGTGAGCGATTAATCGTAAACCTGCCAAACGGCAAGGCCGAGGGGAGGACAATTCAATCTGTTGCCGGGAAAGTAGTAACGGTCACGACAACCTTTAGCTTAACGCCTATTGCTCAGTCTGTGTGGGCCATTGATGCCAGTGATTTAGCTTTACAGCTTTTTCGGGTGACGGGTATAACAGAGGGAAGTGATGGGGTTTCATATGACATCACTGCTATTGAGTATGACCCTAATAAGTTTGCCCGCATCGATACGGGAGCCAGAATTGAAGATCGGCCTATTAGTGTAATCCCGCCAGGCGTCCAGCCGCCGCCAACCAACGTTGTTATTGATAGCTTCTCAGCCCTTTCACAAGGACTGGCAGTCACTACTTTACGCGTCACTTACGAGCCAGCAGCCGGCGCGATAGCATACGAGGCAGAATGGCGACGTGATAACGGAAACTGGATATCAGCACCACGGACATCGGCGCAAGGCTTTCAGGTGGAGGGCATTTATGCGGGTCAATATCAGGCTCGCGTTCGTGCTATTAACCCCTCCGAGATATCCAGTATCTGGGCTAATGCGCAGGAAACCACATTAAGCGGCAAAGAGGGCAATCCGCCAATGCCCGTTGGTTTTGCGGCTACCGGCATTCTCTTTGGCATCACCCTGAACTGGGGTTATCCGGAAGGCGCTGAAGATGCGTTAAAAACCGAGATTGAATATAGCCTGTCTGCTGATGGCACTGACCCCTTATTGTTGAGTGATGTGCCACACCCGCAGCGCAATTACACCATGCAGGGATTAAGGGCGGGGCAAGTGTTCTGGTTCCGTGCGCGGATAGTGGATAAATCTGGCAATCAGTCACCGTGGATTGATTGGGTTCGCGGCATGTCCAGTACAGACACAAGTGCCATTCTCGAAGCGATTGGCGATGATTTCATTAATAATACTGTGGCAGGACAGCAGCTGCTTAATGATGACTTTATGAATGCGGAAGGTATTCTTGAAAATGCTGTCGCGAATAATGCTGGCATTGTTCAGCAATGGGCGCAATACGGAGAGAATAAAGCCGGTGTTATCCACTTAACCACCACCGTGGCTGATGCTGAACGGGCATTTGCTGAGTTTGAAACATTAGTGACTGCGACATTTGAAGATCAAACAGTGGTTATTGACGAAAAACTAACGGCGGTTGTTGATGCTGATGGCGCAAGTGCTACTTATAGCCTTCGTACTGGCATTAACTACAACGGGCAATTTATTAGTGCTGGTATGGTAATCGGCGCTGAGTTTACTAATGGTGTAGCTAAGGCATCAATAGGTTTTCACGCGGATAGTTTTATTTTATTGAGTGGACCGGAAGGAAATACATTTTCCCCATGGGCTGTAGTGAATGGACAAACATTTATTGCTGATGGTTTTATTCAAGACGGTTCAATTACCAACGCTAAAATTGGCAATTATATTCAATCGTCAAATTGGGTCGCGGGTGTGTCTGGGTGGCATATTAATAAGGGTGGTAATGCCGAATTTAATAATGTCACAGTTCGGGGGACTGTATATGCAACCGCAGGGAAATTCAGCGGGACAATTGAAAGCTATGACGGTGTTTTTGGGGGAACCGTATTTGCGGAAAAAATACGGGGGGATGTCGTATCCTCCAGCGGGAGCTTTAACCGAATACTAACGAACGTCATTACGGGATCGGGAGTGTATACATTAGCTACCATACCCGGTGCGCCTTTTGATCGAATGTTAACTTTTGTAGTTGGCGGGTTTACCATACGAAATGCCAACCGAACGCAAGTTTACATCCGGATTAATGACAATATTATAGCGTCATTAGATACGGGTAACGACGCGGGGTCTGTTACGTTTACAATACCTAACCCCTCCGGGATCATTCCGGCGTCATCATACCTTGGCACTGATTTTTTAACTATTCAGGTGACAAACCCCGCTGTTGGGGGCGGGAAGTTGTATAGTATGAGTGGTGTTTTATTAATAAATAAAGTTGGGTCCGGAATAGTAATTAATTAAACCTTAACTAATTAAAATAGGAATGCAACTATGTCTTGGTACAGGACGGGTAAAATCACGGCTGCGTCTGGGCAAAATGTAATTACGGGAACAGGAACTCAATGGGCCAATAATGTCATGGGTGTCGCTCCCGGACAGGCGCTAATTGTACCACGGCCTGACGGTAATACATTAATCTATGAGATATTGGCAGTAGATAGTGATACCAAAATAAGAATTAACGGGAATATAGTTGATGTATTAACTTCATCTGATTATGGGATTCAAACAAGTGTATCTAATTCATATTCTGCATTGGCGCGTGAAACATCAGCGCAATTAGGTTTGTATCAGCAGCTATTGAAAGATTGGCAGCTAATAACCACTGGCACAGGCGATGTCACTATTATTGCACCTGATGGTTCGGAGGTTATTATTCCATCATTGAGTGATCTGACCGCATGGGTTAACGACTCAAAGACGTGGTTTAACGATAACCGGGAGTTGATAGAGAACGCAGGAGAAGCAGTAGCCGGAGCTGAGACGGCGCGAGATCAAGCGGTCGCAGCGAACGCGACGGCGCAGGCAGCGAAGACAACAGCGGTTAACTCCGCAGCTACTGCCAGCACAGCCGCAACAACGGCTACAGGGGCGGCAGCAACTGCAACCACAGCATCCGGTACTGCAGTTACCGCTAAGAATGATGCAGTTACTGCCCGTGATGTGGCTGTAGCGGCGGCTGCCAGTGTGAATCTAGAACCGCTCGGCATTGGCTTGCCAAATCAGCCGGATATACAAAATTTTGACTGGCAGAATTTCTCATTCACCTCCGGGGCTAATTACGTCACAAGGTATGACACTTGGGTAAACCCCCCTGAAGGAGTGACTTATAACGCAGGTACTCGCGTTAGTATTCGAGTGGTTTATATTTCGACCGTCAATGGCCCTCGAATGGGATTGAAGTTAACACCAGATACAGGCGCTGCCACTAACTTTAAAGTTTACAACCTGCTGTGTGTGGGCGCATCTGGCTCAAGGGTGTTTACTTTCTGGCAAGATTGGAACTCTGCTAATCCGGTGCCCATATCGGGTGGCGGGACGAGAGCCATTACTGCACCGCTGGCCCGAACTGCCTTAGGATTGGGTTCTGCAGCGGTAGTTGATGTAGTTGCAAATAGCGCAGACCAGACAGCAGGCCGCGCTATGACTACAGGTTCAAATGGCATCGGCGGCCAAGCATTAAATATGACATCAGTGGGTAACGCGTGGTTAAACCCGCTGGGAATGATGAGTTTTACAACCGCAACTAACTGGGGCGGAACAGCTCCTACTGATGGGACCGGTAGTTTACCTGCGCATTGGAATGTCATTTCTATCGGGGTAGGAACGGGTCAACCTGCCGCAGCGTCCCGAAAGGCGGTAATCGCTATACAAAGTTATAATGTCGGGTCTGGTGCACCGCAATGTTATGTCCGCACAATTCACGACACCGCATTAAGCCCAGCCGTTATGCTCTATCACACAAACAACACGACCGTGGATTCCAATGGTTTCCTGAAAAAAGCCTCGCCAGTGGTGAAGTTATACGGCGATGGAAGTTCAGAAACGAATTATGAGTCTGAGGGGGCTATTTCAGAACGTATTAGTGAGGGAGTCTATAAAATATCGGGTGTGTTGGGCTTTAACTCAGATGATAGTTGGGGTGGTGTAGATGGGGGAATTGAAATACCGATCGACAAGAACAAGCAACCGTTAATCTGGGTTGATTATGAAATTGATGAGGGAGGTGACTTAATCATTAAAACCTACCATCGCACACATCCCACATCCCCTGTATTTGCACAGAACAATATCAATGGCTATGAAAATGGTCAGCCAATTGATATTCCGGCAGGGCGCTTTGTTGATCTGCGTATTCAGATGCCAGAAAGGGAAGAAACAGAGTTACCACTAACTGAGGAATAAGCACAAGCCGGGCTTATTTGGCCCGGAAATTAAACTCTAGGTACTAACCTTCGTTCTGCAATTAACCGATAGTCATCTTCTAATCGATCGGAGAGTGTGAATTCACTACCATCAATTGGCTTAAATTTCCTCATCCCGTCCCACCACAAAAGTCTGCCATCACTATTGATTAAACGTTTGGCCCATTGTGGTGCGAGACTAAAATCATTTTCAGTTCCCGTCATTAATTTCCATTCCATCACAACGAATTTCCTTACGGTATGACCATGATTTAAGGGTGTAACAAGGATAAGGGTATTCGTCTGAGGCTTTCAAATTGGTTCGGCAGATCAATAATGAAAGATTGATCGTTTAAAACGATCGTTGAGATTTATCAGGTTTATAAAATACAAAGCCGGGCTTAATTGACGGCTAGTTATTTTCATCCGGTGGGGTACTGGCGGTATGGAGTTTAATGGGGCAGGGATGCCTGCTGAGTCAAATCATAAATACAAGCCGGGCTTAATGGCCCGGACTATTTCAATCATACAGCCAGCGACCAGCTTTTGCGGATTCAATTATCATTTCAACCGTAAGCGATTTTTTCTCGCGTGGAGGGGGTTTCTTTTGCCAAAAGGCATACTGACACTCGAAATAGTTCTCTGCGTCGAAGTTTGAAAAATCAATATTAAAACGTGTGAATATATCCGAAAGCATATCGTCTATATCCTCAGGCGGGAAATTAAAGTGTTCCTGAAATGTCCAGTGTTTATCTACAGGTATTCGCTCCGATTTAAACCAACTTTTTCCTTCACTATAATTATCTGTGAGATATTTTAGAACCTCAGTTTCTAAATCGTCGCTATTCATCAGAATGCCGCCCACTCAATTCGATCTTTCGGTCTTGCTATAAGGTTGTACTTATTTCGAGCTCCTTTCGCCACTACCATCAGCGTGATTAGTAGTTGAGCATGACCTACCCATGGTATGTAACGCCCTACGAATGAGCCAATTTTGTTCGTTGGTTGCATTCGGTTCCCGACTGGCGTTAAAAGTCGCATGCCATTTGGGAAGCGCATATCGCTGAATACATTGCGTGATACCATGGAGGCTACGCTGGTACCTCTTTTCGCACCTATTGGTTTTCCTGGTGCAGGTAACCACGCTTGCCCTGAAAGGATCAGCGCGGCTGCACTTATTTCCAGATCGAGGTGATTTGAGAAACTTTCCAGGTAAATGAGGTTAAATAACTCTCCTGGTGTCAGGTTTGCATGTCCTTGGTAAAAGTACGTCCCACCCAACTCTTCAAATGTATCCAT